ATGAAAAAAGTTGGCAATTATTACATCAGCGAGAACCTGATTGGTGATCCTGTGATTGAAATGGTGATGAAATCGTATGATCTTCGCTTGCAACAAGAGGCAGTCAATCGTGATCGAATTAGACAAGGTAAAACACCACTGGTTCCTTATAAAGTCTGGAACATTTCAGACCGAGATTGAAGAGAAATTGTGCCAGTTTCTGAACTGTCCACCATTCTCCCACAAGCGCCAAAATCCATGGTAATGTATACACATACAAATGAGAGGAATGAATGACTAACCGATTTGACATGTTGACTGCATTTACTGCTGACGAATTGAGCGTTCTTTATGATCTTGTGATGTTCCATGATGAGTGCCCTGATCACATTGATGAGCAGGTATTTGACATGGTTCAAGAGAAAGTTGCTGACGTATTTGCGGAGATTAAGTGATGCTTAGCACTTATACTTTTGCTGGTGATGCTGTTACCTATCTTGGTTTGGTTGGTATCATTAGCACTGCTATTATCATTGTCACTGCTTTCCGCCGCCATTACAATTCTCCGCTGAACAAATGAGCACACAACATCGCATCGACAACATCATCGAAGCACTGCAAGAAGCACTTACAAAGTGTCAATCAGTGGACTATCATGATGATGCAAAGACTGAACAATCTCCTCCTTATGCACTTGGTTGGACATCATCAACCATCAAAAATGCACTCTTTGATCTCAACCAACTCAAGCAAGATCTGAACTGAAATGAAATACATTGTCGCTGATATTGAGTTTGATTGTTCACTTGATGATGACGATTGGACAGAGAAAGATCAACAACAAACGGAAGATCATTTGCCGATTGTTTATATCGGAACTGAGTGGAAAGGTGATAGTGAAGAGGATGTAATCGAAGAAATTAGTTGTAAGTCAGGATGGTGCATTCGTTCGATTGATCTACAACCTGCTCCACAATACGCTAGAAGGTGAAGAGAAATAGGTTGGGGTGTGCCAGTCAGCAAACCGCACACCAAACGCCCTACAGGTGATCCTGCCGTGGTATTGTATATTCATACAAACAAAGGGAGACGAAATGCACCCACTTCAGACAATGAACTTCGCTGATCGTGAGATGTTTGCTTATAACTCATACCGTGAAAAACAGCAAGCAGAGATAGCACGGATCAATGCACATCCTGAGCAACGTATGAAATACTGCTTCTCCTTCATTGAAGGCGCTGACGAACAAATGCGTCACAAGTGCTATAACAAGATCGCAGAATACTCTGCACAACTTGACTGGTCCGAAGCACACTTCTGAGGAATTGATGATGAGAAACACTACCAAAGTTCGAGCACTTCAACAATTCCGTTACAACTGGAAAGTCTTCATTAAACAACAACCAAAGTGGAAGGATGATGTGATTGCCAAGCGTGAAAGTTGGAATACTTTTGTAGATGACCTGAATAAGGAAGGTTACATCAGCGACAAACAAGCGATGACATGGGATAATCCTTTCTAGAGCGATGCACGCTCCAAAAGTATAAGAAACCAACCCACCGCTGTGCCAGTTCGGGAACTGTCCACCAAACCGCCACAGATGCCCGCTGCCGTGGTATTGTATATTCATACCAAACGAGGGAAACACTCAAATGCTCAAGATCGAACGCCAAATGAACACCGCTATCACCAAAGGTGTTGATTTCAAGTCTGCAAATACTGAAGTCATTTCATGCACCAACGTGACGGATGTGTTCCTGCATGGTAATCTGATTGCTCGAATTGGTGAGACTTGGATTGAATTGTTCGACGGTGGTTGGCAAACTAAAACCACAAAGTCTCGCCTCAATGCTATTCTTGCAGAGCACGGAAATGGCGACAAGGTGTTTCAGAAAGCAGGAAAGTGGTTTGTCACTTTCACCGACTGCCGCAACAATGCTGTCACCGTTCCTTTCTTCTCGGGGATGCGTCTTGCATGATGAAGTATAAAACTTTCATCCTTTATCTGAAAGACAAAGGATGCACATTGCACAGAACATCTGGCAAGCATCACATCTACACTCATCCAAAGATTGATCGAAACATTGTAATCCCCAAACAGAAAGAAGTCTCCCAGGGCATCATCTATAGCACCAAAAAACTCCTTGCAAATGTCTAACCAAATCCGCATCATTGATAAAGTTGGATTGTTCCCAGAAACCAAAGGTAGAGCACGTTATGTAACAGTCAAGACTTATGATCATGCGATGGAAATTATCGCAGAGCAAACCAAACTTGGCAACATTGCTACACTCGTATTCTGGTAATCATGGATCAATTTGACTATCAACCCGACTTCGATTATAATCAAACAGAATGGCAAGATGACATTCTAAGCGTACTCAACGAACAGACAATCATTGAAACCTTTGACAACGAAACCAATGAACTTCTCAAATCTTTCTGACAAGTTTCCCAAACCTTTTGTGGACTATCTTGATGACATGCTGACAGATAGCACCTCTAATGGTGAAACCGATCTGGTAGATGATCTGCTGCAACTTGTTGGCGAAAGACTTGTAAGTTTGCACGACTATTATAATACTAGTCTCGCCAGCGTACAGTATTATCAGAGGCAGATTATGGAACGCAAAGTAAAGTCTTCAGTGCAGCAGGATGGTTATCAAGATGTCGTGAAGTTTCTGAATAGCAATACCGAAGTCGCACCTGATGACTGTTAGTATGCTCAAAAGCGCATAGAATAAAAAAGGTTAAAATAAATGTTGTTTGATTGTGGAAAAGGTTGTGGAAAACTCTTATATTATCTCTGCAACCCCTATAGTATGTGAAACCCTTATAAATGGCAGCATTTGATCCTTATACCTTATAAATGCCCGCTGCCATTGTCACCTTAGCGGTCGCACTATAAGACACACACAGTCTCACAGATCCCCCCCGTCCAGGTATAAGAACCACAGCACACTTTTCCACAGCAAACTTATAAGTTTTCCACACGTTTTCCCCAGTTTATTATAAGTTTTCCACAGGCAGTTCGTGTTACTTTGAGTGACAGACTGCGATTTCAGTGATACCTGTGGAAAACTTCGTTGTCACTTATGGGAATGTGTTTGCCCTTATAGTCACACACTACCACACACCTTCGTTATAACTAACTCATGAGCACTTCGTTGTTGATTTCTGCACTTCGTCTCGGCAACACTGGCAACGAGATCTTGAACATTCTGGATGCACTTGTGTCTGATGAGAATGTTAGCACAGATCAGCAGGTTTGTCAAGTCGCTTATAATGCACCTACAGCAGATGTGATCGACTTCTGATAGTTATTCACCCCGTTCGTTCATTGTCACTTAGTGGCAGTGTTTGGGCGGGGTTTCTTATACCGTCGGCGGGCGATGCCTAAAGCTAAAAACGCTAACTACCCTAACCTACAACGAACCAAAAAAGCGAACGAGATATAAGGTGCTCCAAAAAAATTTTTAGTCATATAAATCTTTATAAGGGTTTTATAAGTATCAATGCACTGCAACATACTCTTTAATGGATGTAGCTACACGTTTGGCGGAGAACTAGAAGGTTTAGATAATGATTTAGAATATAGAAGAACCCATAGGTTTTCTCACTTAGTAGCAAATCATTTTGGAATGACATATGATAATATTTCTATACCAGGAATATGTAATGATCTTATTGTAGAAGATACTATTCAATGGTTTAGAGAGGGCAATACTTGCGATGTAGCAATTATACAGTTAACATATCCAGAAAGAACTGTATGGTATGATAATGAAAAAAAATCTTATAATATTAGACCAAATATCATAGATATTTCTAAGAATTTTAGAATGAAAAGAATAGTATCATCCGATCAAATTGCTCGCGTATCAAAATCTATAGAAGTATCAAAAAAATACTACACTTCAATTTATTGCGATTATCTTGGATGTCAAAATTATTATAAAAATGTTTTTTTGTTGAAAACATATTTTTCTTTAAAGAATATACCACATGTCATTTTATCCTCAGCACCGCCGCCAAAAAGTGATATTGGATGGAATATGATGTGCAATAATGTGATGATAAAAAATATTTTGGGAGTGTCTGGTATTATTGGAGATAAGAAAGATCACCCACATTATTTTTGTGAAAATTATGCAGAGAAATTAAAATTTCACAAAAATTATAATATGTATCTTGTAGGAGGACATCCAAACGAATTAGGACACCAAAAAATCGCAGATTATATTATTGGCGAAATTAAATAATAATTAAATAAAATATAAAATTTTACTTCTTAAAATTAATAAAAATCAACTGGATTAATACTACGATTGGATTGTAGATTTCTAAAATCTAAACTTTCATAATTCCAATCCTTAGCATACTCCCATGTAGATGGAAGAATTTTTTGAGTATTATGAAAGAATGCATATTCTTGTCTTAATTTTAAGCGAGCAAATTCAATGTCTTCTGGAGTAAGTTCTTCTTGATATTCGGACTTAATTATATTTTCTTGTTTATTAATTGGGAAATAAGGAACATCGATAAATTCATGTAACCTTTTCATAGCATCTTCGGAATCTCCAAAGATATTTTCATAGGCAATAATGCAAGATTGATTAACTCCCCAGATACTAGTATCCCAATTAGGTAAAAAAGTTGAATATGTTCTGGAATAAAATGAATATTTTTCTTTATCTGTGAGTAAATGATAAAAATGCTTTTTTGCATTTTCTTTTCCTGTTACCATATTACAATAAGAATATAAACGTCTTATAGGATCTCTTACCATGCGGATAATTTTTACATCAAAATATTGAGTAATATAATCTCTAAAATGTTTGATATTATCTAAAGATAAACTTTGATATGATACAGAAAAATCCGCCACCCCATAGAACATTTTCTTTTGAGTAACATAATACTCAAAAATTTCTAAAAAGTAGTTTTTATAATTTTCTAGTGTTCTTTCTTTATAGTATGGTTCAAATGATTTGAAGCAATGATTTTCTTTGAATGTGAAAAATTTTTCTGTTAGAAAATTTTCTTTAAAGAGTTTCTCATTTGAGCAATCATCTTGGTAAATATTATTCAAATAATAATGTTCCTTGCCATGTCCAAAATGAAGTAAATATGACGTATAAAAATACTTGTATAAAGAAGTTGTTCCACACTTCATTAATCCAGGACAAATAACTAAAAGGGGTTTATTCATTAGAAAATGATTAATTAAATGTGATTGAATAATTTAGTATCTATAATCAATTGGTTCTCCCCAATCTGCGGGTAAACATCCGTGAAATTTTTCAAACTTAGAATATGATCGTGCGTAGTCTTCCATATTTCTAATCGTGTTATAACTTTGTGGTGTTAATATTTGATGATCAGATGTCCATTGATCTGGAAGATCTCCAACTTTAGGCGGATTAATACCCCGATCAGGAACATAATTGCAAGGATAAATTCTATCCAATGGTATTTTGATATTCAAAAATTTTTCTAATTTAATTACTTCAGGATTATTTTTTTCATTTTTAAAAAAATCTTCCATAATTAAATAACAAACATTTTCTTTACCAAATATATCATAAGCAATACTCACTTTTTCTGCGTAGTCAAAAACTGGCAAATTTTGAATTACATCAATAATAGGTCCAGTTGTTAATGGACGCATTACTTTTTTACCAGAATGTTTAGAATTAATTACAAATAATGAGTTAATATTTGATGTATCAAAAGCACACCTATGCGACCATTGCCTTCTAACTAAATCCCTAAAAATGCAAATAACTTTAATGTCAAAATGGTCTTTTAATAAGTGCTTAACTTCACTCATCTGATTTTTATTCATGCTCCAATTATTATTTGAAAAATCACCAACTGCAACATATTTACCATTAGAATATTTTGCAAGACTCAAATAATAATTTAAATATTTTTGTAAAGAAAGATTGGGACCAAAAAAAGAAAACAATTCTAATTCTGAATATTTTGATAATACATGATCATCAATATTTTTACTAGATATTTTTTGAGAAAAATTAACAAAGCACTGATAATTCATCTCTAGTAGATATTTCCTCATGTTTTTCCGCACAATAGGATAATATCGAGGAAGATATTCACTTTCCTTTAAAAATCCCCCATGAACATAATTAATGTTTTTATGTAAAGTATAATATAATGACGTGGTTCCGCTCCATCCAACACCAAGAAATAATATAAAAGGTTTTTTCATTACTTCACAATTTCTAACACCTTAATTTGTTCCGTAGTATATTCTGTTGGAATACCTGCGGAAATCATTTGAACAATTTCCCTTGCACGCTGTTCGGCATCTTCTTTTGTAAGATTTTCAAATGCAATCATTTGATCTATATAAACATTGTATGCCATTATAGATTAACTAAAAGTTTCTTTTTTATATTTATTTTGCATATTCTGCAATTTCTGGAAATGTAGTTCTCCAATTTGTTCCTCTTTGCTTATCTAATTTATCAGCATATTCTACTGCCAACTGAAAACTATTTTCATCTCTATCAGACATTAATTGATTATAATGAACTTTTGATATTTTGAAAACCTCAGGGGCAATTTTTTCTTTTAATTCTTGTGGCAAATGTTGTGGACTTAAAAATTTAGGACTTCCAATCATATTATAATGATGTTGATCTGAAAGCATATATCCGCTAGATACCAACCAATCATAAGTTTCTTTAAATGTAGTTATACTGAATAAACTTGGAGTAATTGTAGGTTTTAAAATACCTTTCCTGGTTTCTGTCAAGTATTTTTTAACTTCGTCAACATTTTTTAGTGTTTTATCCCAATCAGTTGGATATCTTAACCAATGATTTCTTTCTTTTAATGCATCGATACTCCATTGAATTCTAATATAATGAAAGTTATCGAAATATTTTTTCATTCTTAATAAATTCATTAGTGTCATATTTGACACGTAGACTAGTTCTATATTCTCTGATTCCCCACACTCAATTAACTTATCTAATAAGAAAAAATGATCATTCATTATCATTGGCTCTCCGCCAACGATTTCAATAGCCTTAATTTTATGGGAATATAATATAATTTCATCAACAATTCTTTTAAACTGTTCTTTAGGAATTGGCGCTTGATGATTAAATTGGCGATAATTAAACGCAGCACTTATTTTAGGGTCATTTAATTTATTTAATCTAGATTGTCTAGATGAAGAATTGGGCGGCAAACACTCATAACATTCTAAATTGCAATGATTACCATAAACATTAATACATATTTGAATAAATCTTTTCTTGTTATCTAAAAGTTTTCCATCTTTATCAAAAAAATCTTCATAAACATTATGTTTACGAGCAAAATTTTTAAATTCTAATCTAGGGGAATTTTGATATTGTTCTTCTTTTTTCCAACAAGAATTGCAATATCCTTTTAAAAATTCTGTTTTTTCCCCCTCCAACATCTCTTTTCGGATTCGGTTAAAAACTTCGCCAGTAAAATGTTCTAAGGGTAAAGTATTGTAAATATTATATTGAGCATCTTCCCAATGATTTGACCAACAACATGGAGAATAAGCAGCAGCGTCTAAATTATTGTAAATTCTTACAAATGGTAATGGGCAAATAACTTTATTTTCTTCAGGGTTTTCCATCAATTAAATTCGATCTTTAATATTATTAATAACATAGTCTGCAATAATCTGATGCCCTAATTCAGATGGATGATGGTGATGATAGTGCTCTGGTTTATTTTGTTGTGTATCAAGCAAACTATTGGCGTAAACGGTAGCAGTAATATCCTGAGTTTTACACCAATTCTTCCATGGAGATGGGGTATCGCATACCATCAACTTTAAAAAGTAGTATGGAATATTTTTCTTTTCAAAATAAAGTTCCAAAAGAAATTGGTTTTTGTAAAAGTTATCACTACCTATAAATGGATTAAATATTTTTTCATAATAATTATCATAATCTTTATACACATTTGTAGGATATTGATGATGTTTTACTCCATAGGGAGTACAATCTTGATATTTATTTTCAGCAGCAATGTGCTCAATTCTAAAATCTTCAGTAAAATGAATAAGCGCAAAGTCTGCAGTATTGCCACTCTCAAACCACTCGATTGTTGTTCTTGCAATTCGATCATTCGATGCTGCATTATATGAAATATCTTTATAAGTCTTATTAAGTTTTTGCCCGATTAAATTAATATAATGACTTTCTGCTTCGATTTCAGCATCACATCCACCACAATGCAAAGCTATGTCACCATTAGAAAAAATATTGACGTGCATAATTTGTATAAAAAGATAACTTCATATATTTATTAGTCTAAATTTTTATTTTATCGTAGAATTGATCTAGTAGGAACTCCATTTTTACCTCTTACATATCTTTTTTTAGTGCCTGTTACCTTCGGCGTTCTCCATTCTTCAATTTTATCCCAACGATCTTGAGAAAAAAAATATTGCTGAAAATACCAAATCTCAACCTCAGTGTGTGACTTGTCACGGTTGCATTCTTCACAGCAACAAACTACATTCATTAATTCATCTGTGCCGCCTAAGGACTGTGGAATGACATGATCAATTGTCATTTGTTCCTTATTTTCACCACAATATGCGCAACAATTATTCCATGCTTCTTTGATTGCCTTTCTCCATAGTCTAATTGCGTCCGCTTTGTTGCTCGCTTGCAATTGATAAAGATACTCATCTGGAGAAGAGAGTAGCATTTATTTTTTATTGGAAGTTTCCAATATTATCTATAATATAATTTGCAATAGCTTGATGTCCTGATGAACTTGGATGTCCTTTAGTGCCGTCAAAATGTAATTTTTTGTCTAATATTTTTTTATGCCGATCATGCCCCTTAATGATATGTAACTCTTTTTTTATTATTAATGTTTTCCAAATACTATTCAAATTAAAAATAATATCATCCCAGCAATCATGAATAAGGAAAAAATATGGTATGTTTTTTTGAATAAAGAATTGTTCTAATAAGTAATAGTTTTTAAATAATGCGTCAACACCAAGTTGATCGTGGTAATATTTTTTATAATATTCATCCCACTTGCTTTTACATTTAGGTGTGACGCAAAAATATTTTTGTTTTTGAGGGTCATATCCATCCATTCTTGATATGGAAGCCCATTGAATGATTGCTAAATCGCAAGTATTGCCGCCGACAAACCATTCCATTGTAGTGCGAGCAATCGCATCATTGCCCCTACCACATTCAGAAATATTAATGTGTGATGCATTGTAATGATTAGAAACTAATGCACTAAATCTTTCTTGTTCTCTATCTTTTAATTCGTCTCCCCAAGTATAAGAGCATCCATTATAGAGAATATGCATCTATAAATATTTGATATTTTTTTATTATTTATTAATGAGTATGAAACGACAATTTATTTTATTTTTTGGGATATCTTGGTGCGGCACCACATCTCTTTATTATACTTTAACTAGAAATCAAAAATATTTACACACTGGTGTTCATAAAGAAATTGGATATTTGCGTAAAATTTTTGACCCCACTTATCAGTATAAATCAGACATCCATTCGATGGCAGTAAAGGATCTCGATTTATTTCTTGAAAGATATGAAAATGTTAAAAGTGAAATACTGCAGTTAGATACAGAGCAGTTTCATCATGATTATTTAAAAACGGGATACAAGTTTTCTAGAGATGAGGTTGAATATTTTTTTAAAAATCCTTCTATTGAAAAATATATTGAATATTATTTAAAATTGTCAGAAAATATTGGGAATGATTATACTGCTTTAGCAGATTTTTCAAACTGCAACGAATTTGTCATAGATGACAATTTTCTTCCAAAAGTAAAACAAGCTTTATCTGAGCATTTTGATGTGAAAGCTTTGATTATTTTTAGAGACCCAATAAGACGATGTTTTTCAACTGAAAATTTTACATATTACAGAAAATTTCTTATTAATAAAACTATAGATCCCAGCAATCCAGAACGCTACCATAGACCTGAAAATTTTGCTGAAATTGCATCGAAAAATGTAGTAACAAATGATTTTATTGAAAAGACGTTATTTAATGATAATTATTTAAATGGTGTATCAAATTACGCAGAAATAATCAATAATTTAAATAGTATTTTTGGAAATAAGAATGTTTGCTATCTTATTATGGAAGATTTTTTTAATAAAAAGAAAGATGAAATATTAAAATTGGAAAAGTTTATTTCTTATGAATTAAAAAATATCTATCCATGCGCATTTGTTCCAGATAAAGGAATTAATGCACCAAAAATAGACTTTCTGGTAGATCAGCACACATCTGATTGGGAAGTATTGACAGAAGATTTTTATCGTTATATGAGGAAAATTTTTAGTCCAATCTATAGTGATTTTGAAAAATTGCACGGATGTTTACCAGCAGATTGGGGACAACCCATTGATTATGGATACTAAATAAATAAAATTTAAATTTTAATTATGAATTTAATTTCACGATTAATTAACTGGATTAAAGGTGAATATAAGTTGTGGAAATTGCGTAAACAAGATCCATACATTTATGAAGATGAAGATTGATTATGATTGGAATAAGTGAAGGGTTTCATGATGCTGCAATATCAGTAGTAAACGATGGTAAAATTAAGTTTGCCACTCATGCAGAAAGATATTCTAGAATAAAGAATGATAAGCATTTAAATTTATCAGTATGTGCAGAAGCATTACTTCATACTGAAGATGATGTTGTAGCATTCTATGAACGTCCTTGGATAAAGCGTACTCGTCAATTATTTGCAGGGCAGTATAAGAGTGCTTTTAAAAATAGAAATATCTATCTAACTCCTTCACAATATTACCCTCATCATCTTTCCCATGCTGCTGCAGCATTTCAGACATCACCTTATCAGGATGCTGCATGTGTTGTCGTAGACAGTATTGGTGAATGGGATACAGCATCGATCTGGAAGGCTCAGATGGTGGAAGGACGTGCTAAGTATAAGAAAATATGGTCCTCAAGATATCCCAGGTCTATAGGTCTTTGGTATTCGGCTTATACAAAATGGGCAGGTTTGAAACCCTTAGACGAAGAATACATCTTTATGGGAATGGCAGCGTTTGGGAAACCCTTATATGTCGAACAAGCGCGTAACTTGCTCTCTAGAAATAACCATAAAGGCTTTCCCATCTCTCTTGAAGGAACACCAGAAGACAACTCAAAGAGTGCAGAAGTTGTCTTAGAGGAAAGACTGAAAGAAATTTTTAATAAAGCAAAGAAAATATCAAGTAATATTTGTTATGGTGGAGGAGTCGCATTAAACTGTGTAGTGAATACTAAGCTACAGGAGATGTGTAACCTGTGGATTATGCCTAATCCTGGAGACGCTGGAGCTTCTTTAGGAGCAGCTTTATTATCTTATGGCGGCAAAATAATCTTTAATCCTTATTTGGGGTATGATATACAACGTTATATTGATCCTAAAGAGGTTGTTGACGCATTGCTGCAGAAAGGCATCTGCGGGGTTGCGAATGGGCGTGCTGAGTTCGGACCACGGGCTTTAGGTAATAGAAGTCTTCTAGCGGATCCTAGAACGCTTGAAATGAAAGATAAAGTTAATGCGGTAAAGAAGCGTCAAAAGTTTCGCCCCTTTGCTCCAGTCATTTTGGAGGAGCATTGCCAGAAGTATTTTGATATGCCTTCGGAAAGTCGTTATATGTCTTACGTATACAACTGTAAGCGTCCTCAGGACATTCCTGCATGTGTTCATGTAGATAACAGTGCTCGCGTTCAAACGGTTCCTATATGGTCTTCTAGCATCATCAGAGAAATTTTAGAGTGTTGGTATGAAAGAACTGGTTGTCCAGTTCTTTTAAATACATCTTTAAATATTCGCGGTATGCCTATTGTTAATACTTGGAAGGATGCTTTAGAATTTTCTAAATTATACCAAGTTGACGTATTCTAAATAACGTGGTATCATAAATTTGGGTGATACCCGTTTACGTAAACAAATCATTTGAAGTATATTCATGGCAAAAGGTTTTAAAGTGGTTACAAAACCACCTACATCATCTTCTAATAATTCTGACGGATTTAACTTAGAAGAAGCAAAAAAATTAATTAAAGACAAGAGCATTGTTTTTTGTCTTCCTGGTAGAGGAGTTTCATATACATATCTAAAGAATTTTGTGCAACTTTGTTTTGATCTTGTACAAAATGGAGCTTCAATTCAAATTTCACAAGACTATTCTTCAATGGTCAATTTTGCCCGTTGTAAGTGTCTTGGTGCTAATGTTCTTCGTGGACCAGATCAACTTCCTTGGGATGGAAAACTGAAATATGATTATCAACTATGGATTGATAGTGATATTGTTTTCAATACGGAATCTTTCTATCGTTTAGTGTGGATGGATAAAGATATCTCTTGTGGTTGGTATGCAACTGAAGATGGTGTAACAACATCAGTTGCACATTGGCTTGAAGAGGATGATTTTAAAAACAATGGTGGTGTTATGAACCATGAAATGGTTGATGGCATTCAAAAGCGTCGCAAACCATTTACTGTTGATTATACTGGATTTGGTTGGACTCTTATTAAGCACGGAGTGTTTGAGCATCCTGAAATGAAATACCCTTGGTTTGCTCCGCAAATGCAAGTGTTTGAATCTGGGGAAGTTCAAGATATGTGTGGTGAAGACGTTTCATTCTGTTTAGATGCAATTAAGGCAGGATTTGAAATCTGGTGTGATCCTGTATGTAGAGTTGGTCACGAGAAGACACGAATTATCTAATATAATAAGGAATATTTTGTGTCGAATTACACATGGAAAAATACGATATATACTGTCAGGGGAGAAAAATTTATTCTTCTATAACGGAAGAAGAAATGATGGAGATTACGCAAGAACTTGCGGATCAATTTTACCAAAATGGTACTCCCCATCCTGACGATATCGTGGTAGAATATCTTGGTTACGACGTTGAATAAATTATGGCAATAAAAAAATCTATGAGTGGTTCAAATATTATCGAATCATCTCCAAAAAATACTCGTCAGGGACGCTCAAAAAACACAAAAATTTCTGCGACAAGTAGAAATAGTGCTAAAAAGCGTTATAGAGGTCAAGGAAAATAATTCATGATTAATGCATTGGTTTGAATTCCACTTCACATCATTTATCGAAGATGGAGTTTATCCATACAGACAATAGAATATGTCTATCAACATTATTAATGTCATTGATGGTTACATCAGCAGTGATAAAGTTAACTGACGCTTCAATAACAATTGATAAATTACTAACATCATATAAAAGATAAGATATACATAAGACAGGAGATTTCTCCTGTCTTTTTTATTTTTATGGCATATCTAAATCACAATCTTCCTACATTTACTTGCTATATTCGTAATGAGTTTCTTTTCAATCATACAAAAGGATTTGGAGAAGTAACTTTATGTGATGTACATTCGGTTGCATCATTAGAAAAGCATGTTCCTCTTTTTGAAGCATTTTTAGAAAATGGTGTAAATTGGACAAGAAGACCAATACATGCTTTTTGTTGGAAATCCGACGCACCAATTCAAAAACTTGAAGAGTGTATGTGGTGGGATTGTTTTTCTCCTTATGTTGATGTTCAAGTTCGTTCTAGACTTGCAAATTTACGTGCTGATCTCATTAATTACCGTGGTGAAAAAAACCAAGGTGTTTATATGTTTACCTTGGATTGGTCGTGGGAATCCAAATCTTGCTTAAATACCAACTTTAGCGAAACACCAGAGCATAAATGTGCTCATTTTTTTAAAATGGATAATGGAAATTATTATGCATACCCAAATAATAAAATTATTTGGTGTGATGATGCTTGGATAAAAAATAGAATAGATAAAAATCCAGGATATATAATTGATTTAACAGAATATTCAGTTGAAAACTTAAGAAAAATTGAAACTTCAGATGATTTTATGTATGAAGTGAAAATTTGAGCGATAGAAACCGCTATAAAAGTTCTGATTAACCATAATCAGAATAGAAAAATGGAACTTCAGGAGCAAAAAACTCATAATTTAATTATTCAAAATAAACTTCATGAAAAAATTCGTAATGATGAAGATTATGATGACTGGGAATATGGTACAGAACCTACTTATGGAATGCCTATAAATACGAATAAATAGACGAAGATCTTATAAAAAGTGCCTCTTCAAAAAATTTCTAGGGGTTTCAAAGATATTTCTTTATCAATGAAACGTCATCCAGTTACAAACGATATTCTTCCTTTAAAAAATGAGGATGCTATTAAGCGTTCGGTTCAAAATTTAGTAAGAATTAAGATTGGAGAGGTATTTTTTAACAATTTAATTGGGACTAGAATTAGTGGGGCACTTTTTGAACTAGCGACAACTGATTTTACTGATCCAATAAAAACTGAAATTGAGACTGTAATAACAAATTATGAACCAAGAGTTATACTAAAAACCGTTGAAGTTGATCCAGATCCTGATAATAATGCTTTAGACATCACGATATCTTATGACATAGTTGGTTTATCAACGCCCACACAAACAATTACATTCATCTTAGAACCAACTAGACTATAATGGCACTAACACAATTTACAAATCTAAACTTTGAGGATATAAAAACCTCAATTAAAGATTATTTGAGAGCAAATACTAATTTTACAGATTATGATTTTGAGGGATCTAATCTATCAGTCATTATAAATCTACTTGCATATAATTCTTATATTACCGCCTATAACACAAATATGGTGGTGAATGAAACATTTATAGATTCTGCGACATTGCGTGAAAATGTTGTTTCTCTTGTTCGTAATATTGGATATGTTCCTCGGTCAAAGCGTGCAGCAAAAGCAACTGTAGATTTTTTTATTAGTGGAATTTCTACTTCAACAGATACAATTTCATTTCAACCAGGAATTGTTGCAAATGGAAGTGTTTCTGATGTAAATTTTATCTTCTCTATACCAGAAAAGGTTACCGTAGCAGCAGAAAATGGTAATTCTTTTGGTAGTTTAGAGATTTATCAAGGGCAATATCTAGAAAATTCTTGGATTGTTAATAATTCTCAACCAAATCAACGTTATATAATTCCGAATAATAGTGTTGATACATCGACTTTGCGTGTGCGGATAAAAAACACGTCTACAGATACTACTTCTACAGAATATCAATTAGTTGATAATATTCTTGGTATCACCTCAACATCAAATATTTACTTGATTCAAGAAACAACAGACGAAAAATATGAAATTTTGTTCGGGGATGGAATTTTTGGTAAAAAGTTACAATCTGGAAATGTAATTACTGCGTCTTATATCAAAACAAACGGTAAAGATGGTAACGGGGTCTCTGATTTTAGATTTACTGGTACTATTTTTGATGAAAATAATGCCAATATAACCTCGTTTATTGTAGATTTAGCCACACAAATCCCATCTGAAAACGGAGATGGTATAGAACCAGTTGAAAGTGTCAAATATTATGCACCTAGACTATATTCATCTCAACATAGAGCAGTAACTGCAAGTGATTATGAGGCGATTTTACCCACTTTATATCCAAACATAGAAAGTGTTAGTGCATATGGTGGAGAAGATTTAACTCCACCACAATATGGAAGAGTTTTTATTTCTGCTAAACCGAGAAATGGATCATTTTTGTCAGATTTTACTAAAAAACAACTTTTACAATCTTTAAAGAATTATTCGGTTGCTGGGATCGTTCCTCAATTTCAAGATTTAAAATATCTTTACGTGGAAATAGATAGTTACATTTATTATAATACAAATTTGATTAGTGATTCGAATAATTTAAAGACGGACATAGTTTCTGCTATGACATCTTATGCAAAAAGTGCGGAAATGAACCAATTTGGTGGAAGATTTAAATATAGTAAAATTTGTTCATTAATTGATAATGTAAATACTGCAATTACTTCAAATATTACAACTGTAAGAATTAGAAGAGACTTAGTTGCAAAAATAAACAATCCAGCACAGTACGAATTGTGTTTTGACAATCAATTTTACTCTGGAAGAAATGATTATAATATTAAAAGTACGGGATTTGATGTTCTCAATGTAGATGGAACTTGTTATTTTTCAGATAAGGTTGTTAATGGGTCTAATATTGGTAATTTGTTTCTTTTCCAGATAATTTCTGATGACGAAATTAATATTCTTTCAACTAAATTTGGAACAGTAAATTATATCACTGGCGAAATCCTTATAGATACTGTAAATATCACTTCAACAAGTTTACCAGATAATATTATTGAAGTTCAGGCAATTCCACTATCAAATGATGTTTTAGCGAGAAAGGAATTATATTTGCAACTAGATATTTCTAAGAGTAATTTCTATATGAAACAGGATAGTATCTCTTCAGGTGCAAATACTTCTGGAACAAGATTTGATATACAGTCAAGCTATCAAAACGGTAAGAAAACAAGATAACAGATGATTGAAACCTCCTTATCCAAAGTCAAAATCAACGAAATTATTCAGAGCCAAATTCCTGAATATATTGATGTTGAAAATCCTTATTTTGGCGAATTTCTAAAACAATATTATTACTCTCAGGAGTATCAGGGAGGTCCAGTTGATATTGCAGATAATTTAGTTGAATATAAAAATTTAGACTATTTAAATACAAGAAATCTTATTGGATTTACATCATTAACATCATATATTAGTGGTATTGATGAAACCATTTATGTACAGTCAACTGACGGCTGGCCAAAGCAATGGGGATTATTAAAAATTGATAATGAAATTATCACTTATACGGGTATTGGATCTACTGTATTTACTGGATGCGTTCGTGGATTTAGTGGTATTGAAAAAAATACAAAAACTAATCAACCTGAGTATCTAACATTTACTTCTAGTGGAATTGCAACCCATGCATCTCAAGCAAGAGTTGAAAATCTTAGCAATATATTTTTAAATGAATTTTTAAACAAATTAAAAAAACTAGTTCTTCCTGGATTTGAAGAAAGAAATTTATATGGTGATTTAAATCAAAGCAATTTCATTAGACAAGCAAAAGATTTTTATAAATCCAAAGGAACAGAAGAAGCATTCAAAATTCTCTTCAAAGCATTATATGCTGAAGATGTTGAGATGGTTCAACCGCAAAAATTTGTTATTAAACCATCAGACGCAGATTTTATTGTAAATGATATATTAGTTTGTGAATCTGTTAGTGGAGATCCTACAAAAATTGAAGGACAAACGCTATTTCAAGATACAAATCCATTACAAACGAGTGGATCAATTTATAATGTTGAAAAAGCAATTATAGATGGTAAAACTTATTATAAAGTCGCTATTTCTAAAGGAACAACAATAGGTAAGTTTCTTCAGGTAGGAAAAACTTTTGTTACAAAAACTGCTGGTGCTGGATCTACAATTCTAAATGTAGATAGTACAATTGGTTTCGATAAATCTGGAGATCTTATATACGAAAATATTGAACTTACATATGCAGATAAAAATTATACGCAGTTTCTTGGTGTTTCTGGAATAACGACAACTGTAGGTATTGGATCAACAGTCTTTGCATCTGGTCTCCAGGCGTATTCTTATGAAAATGGAGATCTTGATAATCCTGTTTATCTAAACATATTAGGATCTATTAATAATTTTGTTGGATATGGAATAAATCAGCAAGAAGAAAGTGATATTAATATATTAACTTTAGGTATTGAGCAAAAAGATACTAGATTTACTTCTTGGATTTACAATACTCCAACAAAATACAATGTTGACACTATTAATTCATTAGGATCAAATGTTTACGAGTTTAAATTTTTTATTGATCATGTTTTATATGTTGGGGATACATTAGAAATTATAGACGAAGATAATAATATTATTATTGGAATATTACTTCAGATAATTAATAATAAAATCATACAAATTAATTCCACTTCTTTAGATTTATCCAAAAAATATTTTGTAAGAAGACAATTAAAAACAAATAAAGGATATACTGCAGATATTCAAAATACATATGCATCTGGGTCTGATGTATATGTTGCATCAAATAGTCTTCCTCACTGGAATATAAATCCTCAAAAAAGAATTAAAAATTTTAATATATCTGGAGTTACGACAAGTACCCAAATTATTATCACAGATCATCACTTTAATGATGGTGATCTTGTAGTATATAATCCAGTAAATACGAATACTTCATTATCTGGATTAAGCACTGGTCAATCATATTATATCCGTAAGATAGACGATAATGTAGTTTCACTAGCCTATTCATTAGAAAATGCTCGTAGAGGTCAATATATAACAGTATTTGGATCGAATGATTTATCTACAATTACTACACATTCCTTAACTTCATATAATGTTGGATTTTCTACAATAGGAGCACAAAAGATATTAAGAAAGTTTTCAGTTCCTGAATTTGGTGATATTAAATCAGAAACAATTCAGGGTGGAATTGGTTTGTTTGTTAATGGTGTTGAAATTTATTCATATAAATCCTCCGATAAAGTTTATTATGGTCCAATCCAATCAATTAGTGTTTTAAATGCAGGATTTGATTATGATGTAATCAACCCACCAAGACTTTCAGTTTATCAAGATGGGCACTCTGGTGTAGGTGCATCTGTTATTGCACATGTATCAGGAACTATTAAAGAAATTCTTGTTGATACTGAAGGTTTAGATTACATTTCAGCACCATCTGTTTATATTTCTGGTGGAAATGGTTCTGCTACTGCAGAAGCAAAAATGAAATTAGTTCCACATCAAGTGGATTTTGACAGTACTAGTACTGGTGGTATTGTAAATACCACTACTGATAAATTTACCTTCACAGAGGCACATGGATTTAAGCATGGTGAAGAGATCATTTATGAAACTCGTGGAACTACTCCCATTGGTATTGGAACAACTCCAGGAACATTAATCAATGGGGCATCTTATTTTGTAATTAAAAATAATGATTATACTATATCTCTAGCAGAAACAAGACAAAAATCTCTTGTTGGTATTGCAACACTTGATATTATTTCTAATGGCGAAGGATTTCATTCATTTTATACTAAAGAAAGAAGATTAAAGGTCGATAAAATTTATGCTATTAAAAGTAGTGTATTCTACAATAAAGAAACTACGACAACCCCCGTTGGTATTAATACATTTACACATATAATTACAATTAATAATCATGGATATAATTCTGGCGAAGAGCTGAAATATTCAACAACAGGATTAGCAATTGGTGGATTAAGTACAACTACCAAATATTACGCCATAAAAGTTGATAGCAATCAATTTAGAGTATCTATTTCTACCAGTTTGACGAACTATGTTGGATTGACTAGTATTGGATCTGGTTATCATATATTCAACTATCCACCAATTACGGTTATATTAAGTGGTTCTCAGGGAATCACAACATCAAATGCTACTGCTACACCAATTGTTAGAGGATCAATATCTTCAGTCCATGTAAAAAATTCTGGTAGTAATTTTGGATCAACAATTATTAATGATAACTACAAACCAGAAATTAAAATTATTGAGGGATCTAATGCTTCACTAAGACCATTTATTATTAATGGAAAACTAGATTCTGTTATCGTTAAAAGTGGTGGATTAAATTATTTTAGCGTTCCAGATATTATTATTTCTGGTGATGGTGTCGGTGCTAAAGCAAAAGCAAATATTTTAAATGGTCAGATAATAAGTGTTGATATTATTGATTCTGGTATAGGATATAGTGAAAACTCAACAGTTATCACAGCAACTACGCCTGGAGAAGGTGCAATATTTTCTTCAAATTTAAAAGAATGGAAAATTAATCAGGTAGAAAGATATGCAAAAATTGGTGATGTAAATTCTGATGATGGCTTTTATGAATCTATGCGAAGTTCTAAACTTGGAAATCCATATGTAAATTACTATGTTCCAAGAAATTTAAGAAATTTTTTAAATGATACTGGTATTCAACATTCTCCAATCTTGGGATATGCTTACGATGGAAGTCCTATTTACGGACCATATGCATATACAAATATTGATGGTACAGGACCATTAAAATATTTACAATCAAGTTATGTAAAAATATCTGGCACACGAGTAGATGGTCCAGATATTTTACAATATCCGATTGGATTTTTTGTAGAGGATTACAATTATGTCCAAGGTAGTGGAGATCTAGATGAACATAATGGTCGCTTTGCAATTACACCAGAATATCCTAATGGAGTATACGCATATTACACAACAGTATCTTCATCTGTTATTAGCAATAGTGGAAATCCTTTCAATGGAGCAAGACAACCAGAATTTCCATATGTAATTGGCAATACTTATAATTTTTCTCCAAATATTTTTAATTACGACTACAATTCAACTCAAGATATAGATCCAGTTTCATTAAATTTAATTAGAAATACCAATTCGTATAAAATTAATGACGGATATGAATTTATTAGTAATACCATTAAAAATACATTTGTACAATCAAAAATTTCTAAAATAAAGTTTGGTAGCGTAGAAAAAATTGATGTTGTAGAAAGTGGTATAAACTACAATGTTAATGACAAAATTATATTCGATAATACAAATACTTCAGGATTTGGTGCAATTGCAAAGATATCGAAAATTGTCGGTGTGGGTGTAACTAATGTTACATCTACGACTACATCCGTCAATAATCTAACTTTAGTGTGTAATAATAACACAGTAACAGCAATTTCTACTCAACCACACAATTTTATTGATGGATCTTATGTATCAATAGTTGGAATTGGATCAACTGCTTTTAATAAACTTGGTGGAACCCATCGAATAAATGTACAATCTGTTAGATCTGGATTGGGAACATCGATGAAAATAGTTGGATTAACATCTAGTTTATACATCAAAGATAGTGTTACTAAATTTGAGGTAAATGATATATTAAAAGTTGATGACGAACAATTTCTTGTTATGTCTATCGACAGACCAAATAATAGATTAAATTTATTAAGAAACTATAATGGCACTGTTGGACAAGCTCATACTGCAGGTGCTGAAATAACAAGACTTGAGACAAAATTTACTTATGAATTAGATAATGTTGTAAATTTATCTACACCAAAGAATGAAACTGTGTTTTTTGATGCTTCTTCTGTTGTTGGAGTTGGACTATCTTATGGGGTTGGAATAGGAACAACAATTTCTTATATTGGAGCCGGAGATACTACAAAGTCAATTTTTATCCCAACTAGAAGTATTTTCCTACCAGATAATCCATTGGTTCATGGTGAAGAAGTTTTTTATAGTCCAGGTGCTGGTACTTCATTGACATATTCACTCAATGGAAGTACGACTTTTCCAATGCCATCCAAAATGTATGTGCAAAAACTTACAAAAGACTTAATTGCACTTACAACTGCAAAAACAGGTATAAATTCTGATTTATCAAGAGTTTTCTTTAATGGAAATATTGGTATTGGAAATAGTCACTCGTTTACAACAAGAAGAAATATTGTTTCATGCGATGTTGAAACTGTAAATGTTGTTGTATCCACAGCATCTTCTCATGGATTAAGACCAGATGATACAATTGATTTAACCGTTGTTTCTACTGCTACAAGTTCAGTTTCTGCATCTTATAATTCTATTACTAGATTTGTAAGTATTGCATCATCAATTAATCCAAATTTGAATGTATCTTTAGGTGATTACTTAGAATTTGATGTTTCAGATCCAAGTCTGTTAAATACAAAATTAGATTTTTTCTTAGATAAAAATTACACTAAAAAATTTGTTGGATCTGGTGTTTCATCGTTAGAAATAACAAATAAATTTGCTCCAGGAATTACTTCAGCAACAACTACAATTCATTTTACCGAGAAAGTTCCATCAGTTTTATATTACAAATTTACGTCATTAATTCCAACAAAAATTATTGAAATTAATAAAGATATTGATAATTTTTCAAAAATTATTGTAAATCCTAGTAAATTTACTGGGACACATTCATTAACAACAACCACAAACCAATCCTTCACTTTTAATATATTTGAAGTTCCTGAAAGAATAGGATATACTAGTGCTTCGCACATCAGTTACATTACCAATTCCACAAATGTAGGTGGACCTATTGCAAAAGTAGCTGTTTTGGATGGAGGAAGAAATTATAAATCTTTACCAAAAGTATCTGTATCCTCTACATCTGGATCTTCTGCATCTTTAAGACCATATGGATCTAATATTGGATCTATTGATACCGTTAAAATTATAGATTTTGGATACGATTATTCATCAGATAAAACTCTTCGACCGCAGGCATCTGTTCCTCAGGTAATTTTATTAAAAGATAATTACACTATTGATAGTGTAGCAATAACTTCGACAGGTTCAAAATATCTTGTTGCACCTGATTTAATTGTTTATAATAGAAAAACAAATACTATTAATACTCAATCAAGTGTTGTTGCTAAGTTATCGGGCAATAGTGTTGGATCAGTCAATATTAATGATGCAGGAGGAAATTTAAAGAGCACTGACAATTATATTATTGCAATTAATAATACCAATGGTGTTGGAATTATTAGTGCGACATATTCTTATCCAACAGTCACCCTAAGACTTCAAACTCCAATAACAGGATTTACTACTAGCAATCCATTGCCATTTGCAGTTGGCGATCAAATATTTGTAGAAAATATTGGGGTTTCTACTGGAAAGGGGTACAATTCTTCAGAGTATGGATATCGTTATTGGGATATTACTGGGGTAAATACTGCATTTGGATTAGTAAATCAAGCAACAATTTCATATTCCTTAAATGAAAATCCAGGCGTTCATGATGGATTGCAATATGGAACAGTATCTAATGCTAAAGATATTGCTAAATTTAATTTAACTTTAAGAGAAGGAGAATTTTATAATGGCGAAGAAGTATATACAAATTCGGTATCAACAAATGTTATTTCTGGAAATGGTAATGTAACAAATATTTTAAGAGTTAATAGTCTCGTTGGTCTTAATACTGGAGATTTGATAAAAGGAAGAGTTTCAGGTTCTTCTGGAATTATTGAAAGTATGCAAAATTATTCTGGATCTTTTGATGTTAATTCATCAATATCAAAAGATTTTGGATGGGAAAAAGACACTGGAAAATTAAATGACTTTTTCCAAAGAATTCATGATAGTAATTATTACCAACAATTTTCATATTCCCTAAAAAGTAAAATTGGCATTACTAGTTGGAGTGAGCCTGTTGATAGCTTAGCACATATTGCAGGATTTAAAAAACATTCAGATTTACTCATTCCATCAGATAGTTTATCTGGAGTTGGAAGTACTAGTATTTCAGTTGGTGTTGGAACTCAATCCAGTACAATTATATTAGTTACACCAGATCCAATAAAAATGTATTGTAAACATGATTGGGATCTAGTTTACGAAAAAACAAATAGTGATGCAACAATTAGCGATAAAGTTGTGTTTCACTCAAATAGATTTGGGGATGCCTTAATTTGCAAATCAAACAGGGTTCTTGAAATAGATGATATTAGTCCTCAATTTTATTCGGATCCAGATATAAGTAGAACAATAGAGATTGATAGTTTTGATATCAATCAAACATCTGCTGTTAAGTATTATGCTCAGATTGTTCTTGATACATCTTTAGGAATTTCTTTTAATGAAACTCAATATACAGAATTTGTTGTTTCTCATGATGGTACAGTATCATTTAACAACCAATATTCAGATTTATCAGATGCTTTTGATTTAGGAGATTTTAGTACTTCAATTTCTGGCACAACAATTTCTATTTTATTCTCACCATATAATACAACATATTCATATGATATAACTTTCTACAAAGAAAAGATTGATCCTTTTGTTGGAGTAGGAGCAACTTCGTTTGGCCATATTAAAAAAGTTGGCGTTTCTTCATTTATTGCTGCATCAGGATCGCCAACAGAACAGATTATACAAGCAATTGATGCAAATCAGTTTAAGAGTGGTAGTGTTATTGTTTCTGTAATTGGCATTGGCAGTAAAAATATTGTTGAAGCGTCTTTTCTTGGAATAGGATCAACTTGCCAATATATCGAATTTGGTAAGATGGATAATGGAATTAATCTTGGAACATTTAGTGCTAATATGACTGGAACAAATGATCTTCATTTGAAGTGGATACCTGCCATTGGAGTTGGTGTTACAGTTGCTATGCTATCTACCTTAGTCGGCGTTGCAACTACAGTCCCTGGAGGCATTGCAGGCACGTCTCGTGAAGTTGGAGATGCTTCATTAAATTGTACAAGAACTGGAATTATTTCATCTGCTACACCATCAGCAGAAACTATCGCAATAATTCCGTCAACTAGTTATACTTCAGTAAAATATATGGTTGAAATTTATAATGTAACAGATGGTGACTATTCATTCTTCCATATTACAGCAAATGTATATGGTGATGTTGTTAACTATATTAAGTACAACAATCTTTCTACTTCTGTGGATACTAGAAGAGATATTCAAAATATCGATATGACAGTTTCTGGTACAAATGCTCTATTAAGATTTACCCCAAGAGCAAATAAAGAATATATTGTAAGGACATCAGAGATTAGAATTGATAAACCAGATGATGTGGCATCTGATGTTGTTATAACCCTTCTATAAATACTCCAAAAAAGATATGGGATTTGAGTTAGGATCCGTAAACAAACAATATAACTCAAGAACGGAAACTTTTAGGTATTCGTTTAAATTGACGCATGAAGGAGACCCAATTTTTCATAAAATTTTTGATGGATCTAGTACGTCCTCGGTACTATTTGGATCTGATACTTTTGTAATTAATAATCACTTTTTTGTAACTGGAGAGCCATTATACTATAATGCTGGACCAGGTAATACTGCGATAAGCATTAATCCATCAAGTCCTGGCGTTGGAGGAGCAACAACTTTACCACAAAGAGTATTTGCAATAAAAGTAGCAGAAAATAAATTTAAAGTAGCTGCAGCAGCATCACTTGCTTATGCTGGAAGTGCTATTGATTTGACTTCTGTTGGTATAGGAACAACTCACTCATTCACATCCGAAAAGCAGAATAGTAAATGTATTATTGCTTTAGATAACATAATTCAATCCCCAATTTATAAACGTATTGGATCTACTTCAACTCTTACTTTTATTAATGGTAGAATTTTACAAGTTTCCGATATCACTATTTTTAAAAATTATGATCTAATTCAAATCAATGATGAAATCATGAGAATTCAAGTCATTGGATTCAATGGCATTGCAAATGAACTGTTGGTAGATAGAATGTGGATGGGAACTTCAATGGGAAGTCATTCTATTGGAGATACAGTTCAACTTATATTTGGTGATTATAATATTGTTAAAGATATAATTACTTTTGCTGATGTTCCTTTTGGTGGAATAAAATATACTGTAGGATTTTCTTCGGAAAATGTAAATTTAATAAGTAATAGTTTTACAGCACTTTCGGATATTTTTACGACTGGATCTCAGGTTCTTATAAGAAGTTTAACTCCACCAGCGCCTTTATTACCAAATAATAATTATTTTTTAATCAAAAACACAACAAATAATTACTCATTTGCTGCAAATTTAGATAATGCTAATGCAGGAATAGCAATTACTTTAACCAATCCTGGAATAGGAACTCATAATTTAGTTTATGTAGACATTGTAAATGGAAGTTCTTTTCAGGGGAGATCTTTTATAAGATCGAATTATGATGGAAATATTGTTATTGATGATATTTCTCAAAATTTTACAGGTATTGCAAAAACATTTACAATTACTAGTTCTGGAGTAAATACGACTGGTATTACTAGTGATTTTGGTATACTATTGGTTAATAATATTTTTCAAAAACCAGATATAGATTATGATTTTATTGGAGGAACATCTACTGGTATTACTTCAATAAGATTTACTGGAAATAGTGATGCTATTGTAGAAGCATATAGTACATCAGATGTAAATGCCAATAAACTACCAAGAAAAGGTTTAATTGTTTCACTAGGAAATACTGAAGGATATGGATATCAACCACAATATGTCGGAACAGGAACCGCAGTGGTCTCTGGATTTGGAACAGTCACAGTCGCTCTGGGATACTCTGGCAGTGGATACAGAAACGGTCCAACTACTTATAGAGTTTATGTCGATGGCGGAAATCCTACGGTTGCAGCTGCTGGAACGTTCACTGTCTTAAATGGTAAAGTTGATGCAATTTATATGAATGCTCCAGGTGTAGGGTACACTTGGACAAATATTCCTAAAATTAGATTTGATGCTCCGATCGCATATGATGACATTCAACTCATTAGTTCATCCACTGGTATTGGTGCTTCGGCATCTATTTTAGTTGGATCTGGATTAAGTATTACAACATTTCAGATAAACAATATTGGATATGGATTTACTGTTGGTGAACAATTAAGAATTGCTGGAATTCCAACGGTTGTAAGTGTTGGATCTTCCTTTAGTGAAGCAATTTTTACTGTTAAAGAAACGAGAGATGATGAATTTGCTGGGTGGACAATAGGAAAACTTCAAATCCTTGATGATTTTTCTTCAGAGTTCAATGGGTCAAAAACTACGTTTACAATAACTGAAAATAGTGCTCCTTTAAGTATCGAAAAATCTATTGGATCTCCAATAGATTTATCTGATGTTTTATTAATATTCATCAATGATGTTTTACAAAAACCTGGTGATGCATATACATTTGATGGAGGAACACAAATAACATTTGCCGAACCACCAACTCCAGGATCTTCATTGCAAATATTATTTTATAGGGGAACAGATGCTGATATAGATACAGCTACTGCACTAGACACTATTAAAATTGGAGATGGTTTAACCATACTTAAAAATCCAAATCAAATAACTCCAGTAGAACAAACAGAAAGAATAGTTAGAGCAATTGTTTCTAGAGATACTATTCAAACAAATAACTATAAAGGTCGTGGTATTAGTCAATCAACTTCTCCTCTTAGACCAGTTATTTTATGTCATCAGCAAGAAGATTTATTTGTAGATGGCATTAAAATAAGTAAATCCAGATCTGAGTATGCTGCAAGAGTTAAACCAATAACAAGAATTATTAAAAATATTAATACATCTGATAGTATTTTTTATGCTGATGGTGGAAGTTTAATCTTTAGTAAGACTGAAGATCCAAATACTACATTATTTGATATTCAAATTATTGATAGTGAAAAAGATAATACTGGATTTGGAACCACAACATTTATACATCCAGTAGAAACAGTAGCATCAGTTTCAGTTACTGGCGATGAGGGAATAATTACTGGAATTGGAACTACAAGTGAAGGAATACAGTTTAATTTTTATATACCATTGAACTCACCCTTAAGAGATGCTCCATTTGGTAATATTTCTGTGACTGGCATTTCAACTGGAGATTACTTTATTGTTTCCAGATCAAATGTTGGCAATGGAGTAACAGCACTATCACAAGATAGATTATCAACGGTTGGTCTTGTAACTCAGTATCTAGATGGTGTTTATCAAGTAAGTCATATTAGCCCAGTTGGAACTGGTCTTTCTATGAGAGTTCATGTCAATGTTGCAACCAATCATGGATTAAACTTCACTGGTCTTGGATCTGGTGGTGGTAACTTCTATGGAGAATATAGTTGGGCTAAATTTACTTCATCAAGAATAACTGGTTTAGCATTTACTTGCAATTCTTTAAATGGATTAACTGGTATTTCAACTGCTCCACAAATTATTAGATCTACAAAGTTATCTTTAGATTACTCATAAATAAAACAAAAAGTTTAGAAAATAATGCCCGCGATCATTACTGATCAGATCAGAGTATTGAATGCATCCAATTTTGTCAGTGGTATTTCAACCTCGGATAATAGCTATTATGTGTTTATTGGTCTTCCAAATGCAACCGAAGTAACTGCAGATTGGAATACTAATACACCATACCCAATTGATAGTTTTGATCAATATAGCGATATATACGATACTCTAATTTCTGCTAAAAAAATTACATCAAATGATGTATTAAAAGTTATTAGAAAAAATTCTTGGACATCTGGTACAATCTACGAGATGTATCGGCATGATTATTCTATCAATAAAACTTCTCCACAAACTAATGCAACTAGTTTGTATAGAGCAAACTTTTACGTAATGAACTCCGATTATAGGATTTATGAATGCATTTATAATGGTGCTGCTCCTTCAAACACTGGTAAAGGTATTATTTCTCTTGAAGAGCCCACGCATACAGATCTTCAACCAAGATTAGAAAGTGATGGATATATTTGGAAATATTTGTTTACAATTAAACCGAGTGATATTGTTAAATTTGATAGTGTTGAATATATTCCAGTTCCTGCAAATTGGAAAACTAATTTAGATGTGGCAGATGTAAGAAACGCTGCTATCGATGGAAAAATTGAAGTTGTTGTAATTGAAAGTATTTCTTCTGCATCTTATCAATATAGTGGTGTAAAAAATAATGTTCCTATTAAAGGTGATGGTAGAGATGGTCTAGCATCGGTTACATTTGTTGATGGAAAACCAACATCAGTAACAGTAACAAATGGAGGAAATGATTACACCTTTGCAACTCTAGATCTTGATAGTGTTGTAACTGGATCTGGAGCAAGTTTTTCTGTGATTATTCCTCCTCCAGGTGGACATGGTGCAGATATTGATAAAGAACTTGGAGCAAATAGAGTTCTAATTTATTCTAGAATTGAAAATAGTGATATAACAAATCCAGATTTTCCAGTTGGTAATCAATTTGCAAGAATTGGTGTAATTAAAAACCCTCAAATTAACGGAACTTCAAATCTTCTAACTGCATCATCTGCTTCTGGTATCTATGGACTACGTTTAATTGGTGCTGCTACAACAACAATGAATGTGTCAATTGATGGGCAAGTTAGACAAACTATTGGCGTTGGATCAACTGCTGTTGGAAAAATTATTTCATACGATCCAATTACAAAAATTCTCAGGTACTGGCAGGATAGAGATTTAGCAACAGATAGTTCTACAGGTTCAAAACCAACTTACGGATACCGTCTAAATAAGTTTACAAGTTCTCCAGGAACAGGAGGAAGTGTCAATGTAGTTGTAACAACAACAACTGGCACTGAAACTGTAGGAATTGAAACGACATTTACTGGAGTTTCAACAACAGTAAACTCAAGAACTTATTACTTTGGACAAACCTTCAATAATGGTATTGCGCAACCAGAAATTAAAAAATACTCTGGAGAAATTATTTACGTTGATAATCGACCAGAAGTAACAAGGGCTGCAAACCAAAGAGAAGATATTAAAATTGTTTTAGAATTCTGATCCGATGCCACAAAACATTAATCTCAACACCAATCCATATTATGATGATTTTGATCAACAAAAAAATTATAATAGAGTTCTTTTTAAGCCTGGTGTTCCAGTTCAAGCAAGAGAATTAACAACTTTACAGTCAATTCTTCAAGACCAAATCGAAAAATTTGGTAAACATTTTTTTAAAGAAGGATCTGTTGTAATTCCAGGTTCTATTGCATACGATAACGAATACTATGCAGTAAAATTAGAACCAACTTTTTTTGGCGTATCGGTAGAAACATACTACGATCAATTAATTGGATTACCTATTCAAGGTAAAACTTCTGGAATTACTGCTGTAGTTAAGAAAGTTTTATCTAAAAATCAATCCATAGAAGAAACTATAACTCTTTATGTAAAGTATCAAAATTCTTCAAGTCAAGATTATAGTACAAATCAATTTCTTGATGGTGAAAATTTGATAACACTTTCGGACTTTACTTATGGGTCCACAACAATTGCTGCTGGATCAGATTTTGCAACATGCATTCTTTCTAATGCTACTGCAACTGGATCTTCATTTTCAGTATCTGAAGGTGTGTTTTTTGCAAGGGGAGCATTTGTTGCAGTAGATAATGAGACAATTATTCTTGATCAATACTCAAATACACCTTCATATAGAGTTGGATTTTTTGTAAACGAAGAAATTATTAGTGCTATTGATGATCCAACGCTTTATGATAATGCTCAAGGATATTCAAATTATACCGCACCTGGAGCAGACAGATTAAAAATTAGTTTATCTTTGATTAAAAAGGATTTAGAAGACTATCAAGATGAAAATTTCATTGAATTGTTTAGAGTAAATAATGGTGAAGTTAGAAAAATTATTAAAAAAACAGTTTATAGTGAGATCGCTAAAGAACTAGCAAGAAGAACTTATGATGAGAGTGGGGATTATCATATTAGTCAGTTTGATGTTCAAGCAAAAGAAAGTTTGAATGACAGACATTCAACTTTTGGCATATTTTTTCCAGAAGAGAATACAGATCAAGGAAACAAACCATCTAAAGACTTGCTTGAAATTCAAGTTGGTCCAGGAAAAGCATACGTAAAAGGATATGAAGTAGAGATTACTGGAACAACTTTCTTAGATGTAGAAAAACCAAGAGAAACTACATCCGTTTTAGGAGCAGGAATTCCATTTCAGGCAGGTAATCTTTTACGTGTAAATAATGTTTATGGTGGTGCTAGTGTTGGGTTAGCTACTACAGGATACGTAGATCTTCGCAGCCATAGACTGGGATCGAATAAGGCTTCTGTAGCGGGACAAAGTGTTGGTAGAGCAAGAGTTTATGATTACAAATGCACAAACACAGAGTATGTAAATAATGCATCGCAATTTGATTTGTATCTATACGATGTTCAAACTGATACAGAAATTACTTTAAATCAAGCGTTATCAGTTAGTGCTCCTGCATTAATTGAAGGTAAAAATTCTGGTGCAAAAGGATATTTAAGATCTATTTCTGGAAGCATTTTAACACTTCATCAAACTTCAGGAAATTTCATTATAGATGAAGCAATTCTTGTCAATGGAATTGAAAATGGAAGAATAATTACTAAAGTTTTAGAATTTGATATTACTGATGTTAAATCTGTAAGATCTGAAGTTGGTGTTACGACATTTAGCGCAGATACAGTTTTAGAACCAAAAATTAATTTTGGTGCAAAACCATTTACAATTACACCTGGATCTGGTGGAATTTCTACTGTTACAAGTTCTACTAGTGGTTGGACAATAGGAATTAAAACTGGAGATGTTGTTTCATATGCTAGAACCGATACACAAGGAACAATTTATAATCGTGTAAAAACTATTGCATTAACAGGTCAAAGTATGACTGTTGAGGCGGTTACAACGGTTTCTAATGTTGCCACTGGATCATTACCAGTTTCTCCAGTCAATGTTTCAGGATTTTTAGTTGTTGCACCAAAAATTAGAAATTCAAACTCTGGTTTCATGTACGCAGAGTTTCCAAACAAAAATATTGAAAGTGTAGATTTAACAACTTCAGATATTTTCATTAGAAAAGAATATAGAGATAGAAGTTCATCTTCTTTGGGAGCACTTGATCTTCCATCGTTAGCAGGAACTGATTTCGTTTACACTCCATTTGATGAAGAAAGATATTCAATCTTTTATATGGATGGAACGATTGAACCATTAACTTCAGATCAATTCCAATTGACAAATGGTGGAAAGGGTGCGACAATTTCTGGTCTATCAAAAACAAACCAAACTGGAATTATTGTTGTAACAACTCAACAAAAATCAAAAGTTACGTCAAAAAACAAAATTTTAAATAGAGCAGCATCAGTTACAGTTTCAGGATCAAAATACAACTATTCTGGCATTTCAACTGGTGTTTCTGATGGTTTAACCTACAATACTGCATATGGAAAACGTGTTCAAGATAAAGAAATTTCTCTTGATGTTGCAGATGTTGTAAATGTTCATGCAGCATTTCAATCAACAACAAATAGTGCTCCTATTATTCCAAGTTTAATATTATCATCACTTAATGGTCCAAATAGTACAAATTTGGATTTGATTGTTGGTGAGATTTTAGTTGGTAATATTTCTGGTGCGTCTGCAATGATCCTCGAAAAAACGGGAACTAATCAGATATATTATATTACAAAAAATAATCAAAATTTCATAGAGACAGAACAAGTCACCTTCCAAGAAAGTGGAGTAACTGGAAATATTTCTCAAATTAATCTAGGTGATCCAAATATCTTAGATAACTTTAATTTTGACACAGGTCAAAGACTTGAATACTATGATTTTGGTAGACTAATTAGAAAAACAGGATCACAAGAACCATCAAGACGACTAAAAATTTATTTTGATCATTTCACAATCAATTCTAGTGATAATGGTGAAATTATTACAACAAATAGTTACTCAGATTATGATCAAAACGTCCCAAGTTTTAACAATATTAGAAACACGGATGTTATTGATTTTAGACCAAGAGTAGCAAACTACAGTGGAACATTATCGCCATTTGAATTTTCATCGAGAAATTTTGGTGGATCTGGGCAGACTGTTCCAAATGTTATTGTATCTGATGAAAATATTGTTTTAGATTACAATTTCTATACTGGAAGAATTGATAGATTATTCTTAAATCAAGATAGTACATTTACTATTACTAAAGGAGTTCCTTCAGAACGTCCTGTTTTACCAGAAGCAATTAATAGTTCATTTGAATTAGCTACAATTACTTATAAACCATATGTTTATAACGTAGATACTGATGTAACAGTCAACTTCAAATCGAACAAGCGTTATACAATGCTTGATATTGGAAAACTTGAAGATAGAATTGCTGGATTAGAGTACTATACAAGTTTATCTTTACTTGAGGCAAAAACATCTAGTCTAATTATTCAAGATCCAGAAACAGGTCTTGATAGATTTAAATCTGGATTTGTTGTTGATAACTTTAGTACATTTGATGTTGCAGATAAAACTATTCCTTCACTAAAATATGATATTAGAAATAATGAAATGGTTGCAAGATCATATTATGATAGTATTGATCTTTTAGTTGGATCTGAAGTTCTTATTGGAACAAATGGATCTCCAGATTTAAGTGTTGATGTAAGATATGCAAATGATCTTGGATCAACAAATATTAAAAAATCAAAAAATATTGTAACTTTAAACTATTCTGAGGTAGAGCATTTTAAACAACCATTTGCAAGTAGACTAGTCAACATTAATCCATTTGATGTTATTACTTGGCGTGGTAGAATGAGTTTAAATCCAACTAAAGACGTTTGGATCGAAAGAGAATATAAAACAATTGATGGTGGATTTGGAACAACAGAAGTTATTACAACCTCAACTGCAATTCCAAATCTTAGAGCACAAAATATTGAATTTAAGGCTTCAAGATTAAAACCATCAACTAAGTTCTTTAGTTTCTTCTCAAGAACAGATATGTCTGATAATAGAACATTAACTGTTCCTAAACTATTAGAAGTAACTCCAGTTCAAGGATCATTCCAAGTTGGAGAAACTGTTGTTGGAAGAATATTATCAAACCAAAACACCACAGCAAATCCAGAAGTTAGATTTAGACTTGCACAAGCAAATCATAAAGATGGTCCATACAACTCACCAACTGCAGTTTATACAAACAATCCATATTCAAATGTTGGATTAAGTTCCTCCTATAGCGATACTACAGAAGTATTGAATATTGACACATCAGCATTAAATCAAAAATCAGATGAAAGATTTTTTGGATACGTTGCTCAAGGAATGAGACTTGTTGGTGAGACAAGTAATGCAGAGGCGCTTGTAAAAGAAGTTCGTTTGATTAGTGACATAAATGGTACATTAATTGGAAGTATTAATATTCCAAATAAAGATCCAAAATTTAGTAACGGAACAAATACGGTTGAAGTTTCTGCAGAAAAAACTCCATCAAATATTTCTGGAGTTGTTGTAAGTGGAGCAGACGCAAATTTCTTCTCACAAGGAACTTTAGAAACTCAAACAACTATTATTCGTCGCCCACCACCAAGACCAGCAGATCCATTAGCTCAATCATTTATTGTAGAAGAAGATCCTGGAATTTTTTATACTTCAGTTGATCTGTATTTTGCAACAAAGAGCTCTACAATTCCTGTAGAACTTAGAATTGTTACTGTCGAAAATGGAATTCCTACAGGAAATATTATTGATGGATCTTCTGTTATAAAATTTCCCCAAGAAATTACAACATCATCTACAGGATTATTACCAACAACATTTACTTTTGATGCTCCAGTATACTTACAAAGGGGAGAATATGCATTTGTAATTCTCTCAGATACTGATGCATACAACGTTTGGATTTCCCGTGTTGGAGAAGAAGATATTTCTACTACAAATCTACCAGAAATTCAAAAAATTATTATTAATAAACAACCATCCTTAGGATCCTTATTTAAGTCTCAAAATGCTTCTACTTGGGAACCATCACAACTTGAAGATTTAAAGTATGTCGCACGTAAAGCAAAATTTACTAAAGAAAAAGGCACATTTAAATTTTATAATCCAGAATTGAGAACTTATAATTCTAGAAATATTTTACAAACAAATCCAATTGAAGTTTTTGCAAAAAAAGTAACCCTCGGATTATCTTCTGCAATTACATCTCCACATGTAGTAGTTGGATCAAAAATTCTCCAAGATAATACTACTGCTGCTGGATTTGTTGAAGATTTACGTGGATCTATTGGATTATATGATACTGGTTTGAATATTACCAACGTTGGAATTGGTTACTCTAATGGTACATTTCAAAATGTAAACTTTACTGCTCTTACTGGATCTGGTACAGGTGCTGTAGGTATCATTACTGTTAGTGGTGGATCAATTGCTAATGTATGTGTAACTTCTAGTGGTCGTGGATATGCAGTTGGAGACACTTTAACTGCTATTCTTGGAAGTAATACATTAGGTCAGAATTTAACATTTACTGTTGGTGTTGTTACTTCAATAAACACAATTATTCTAACTAATGTAACTGGTCAAAATTTTAATACGTCAGATCAAATTCAATATGTTCCAACAGAAGGTGCTGGTGTGGGTGTAGGATCAACTTTATTTTCAATTGTTCCTTCTATCCCTACAATTAATACTGATCAATATGATGGAACTTATTTTAAAGTAAATCATAAAGATCATGGGATGTACGCTGATAACAATATCGTTACAATTACTGGTATAAGTGGTGATACCGTTCCAACAACAATTCAAGTTGGATATGCAGTAAGTTCTATTGAAAACATTAGTGTTGCAAGTAGCACTAACTTTAATATTTTTGAAGGATCTCAAGTTTCAGCAATAAACCCAGGATTTGCTTTAATTGGTGATGAAATTATTGCTTATACTGGTGTAGGAAATAATATTCTTACTGGAATTACAACTAGAGGTATTGATGGAACAATTCCAAGATCATATGATGCCAATACTCCAATTCAAAAATATGAATTTGCTGGAGTTTCTTTAAGGGCAATTAACAAGACACACAATCTTATCAATTCTTCTAGTGTAATTCAAGATAAAGTAACCTTAGATTCTTATCATGTAAGAATTTCAGGATCTTCGGTATTTAATTCAAATAAAATTGGTGGTGGATCAAATGCCAAAGCAACCAAGAATATTCAGTTTGAGAGTATTGTTCCTCACATTGATTATAATTTGCCCAATGGAACAAATATTAATGCTCAAGTGAGAACTGTATCTGGAACTAGTATAGATGGAACAGAGATTTCATTCCAAGATAAAGGTTATGAACCAGTTTCATTAACAAATGAAACTGCATTTAAAGAACCAAGATTAATTGCTTCTAGACCAAACGAAGAGGCAAAACTTCTTTCTCTTCCTGGTACTAAATCATTCACTTTTGAGTTGGAATTAAGCACATCAAATGAAAATGTTTCACCAAGTATCAATGCATTTGAAAGTTTTGTTACTACGCAATCAAATAGAATAAACAGTCCAATTACAGATTATGCAACTGATAGAAGGGTAAATCTTCTTATAGAAGATCCTCATGATTTATCGTACCTAACGAAAGTAATTAATCTAGAAACTCCTGCGACATCGCTTCAAATTATTCTTGATGCTTATAGACCAGCACCTGCAGATATTAGAGTTTTATATAGATTATTCAGAATTGATGGATCTGAAATTGATAAAGTATTTGAGCTTTTCCCTGGATATGATAATCTTGATGCTAATCAACAAGTTATTAGTTTTAAAAATAATAGTGGAAGATCTGATAAAAATATTTCATCAAGTCTTGATAATCAGTTTATTGAATATTCTTGGAGTGTAAATAATCTTCCACAATTCAGTGCTTATCAAATAAAGATTGAATGCACATCAACAAATCAAGCACAGTCACCAAAAATTAAAAACTTTAGAGCAATAGCTTTGGCATGATAAAAAGAGCAAAAGTAGAAGATCATTCAAATCTAGAAAGAGATTTACACACACAAGCAATTATAAACACAGATTTAGTTGCTTATGAAAAGTATATAAATGAAAGAAATACACGTTTAAGGTATGAAAGTGAACTTAGAGAATTGAGATCTGAGATTGAAGTTTTAAAAGCGTTACTACTCAATAAATAATTTTAGTGTAGAGGTAACGAATGGCAGTTCCAGTAGTTAACCTTGTTATTGAACAGGGAGCTGATTTTACTAGGACATTTTCTCTAAAAAGAGCTGACGGATCTCCATTGAACTTAACAAATTATAACTTTGATGTAAAAATGCGAAAATGGACTGGATCATCTGGATATATTAGTTTTGCAACAACTTATAATGCTGATCCAACACAGGGAAAATTATCAATATCATTAAGCAATTCTCAAACAGGGATTATAACATCTGGTAGATATAATTATGATATTTTAGTTATTAATCATAATTTAAATGATGTTACTACAAAAGTTATTACTGGACAAATTACTGTAAATGGAACTGTATCCTAATGCCAGAAGATATTGTAGTTTCGGTTCAAGAAAGTTCAGCAGATGTTGAAATCGGTGTAGGTCAAATTCAAGTAACTACTCAAGTACAAGACGTGGCAAATTTATCAGATATTCTAGACGTAGATACTTCAAATTTAGATAGAACTACTAATAAGTATGTTCTTGTTTATGATGCTGTAAGAAACAAATACATATTCACTAATCCAGATTCCGTTATCGATTCATCCGTTGGAGTAAGTACGGATGATCCAAATCCAGTTGGAATGACAACTGCAACAATAAATTATTTGGATGATGTATTGGATAATAAAATTGATTTAGATGCTGGAGAATGGTAATTTCTAAATAGTTGAGAATGTAAACTCATATTCACTTATATTTCCATGGCTGCTCCAGTAATTCAGTTTAAAAGAGGTCTTTTCAGTAATTTACCAGGCTTAAGAGCGGGTGAACCTGGATTTACCACTGACAAATATGACCTATACGTAGGTGTAAATAGTACATCAGAAGGCAATAAATTCTTTGGTTCTCATAGATATTGGACTAAAGAAACATCAACAGCAGGATCTGGTGTAAATCTTGTCGAAGGATCTAATAATGGCGATAACGCAATCACCTTAAAAGCTCCTGCTGCATTAGCATCTAGTTATACAATTACTTTCCCAGAAGCAATTGTAGCTAACGGATATTTAAAAGTTGCTAGTGACGGAACTCTACGTTGGGATAATGAAGTTTCAGCGGAAAATGTTAATGTTATTGGTATTGCTTCAATTTCACAACTTTTAGCAACTACAGCAAAAGTAGGTGCTGGTTTAACAGTTACTGGAGCAACAGATCTAAATGGAGGTCTAGATGTTTCTGGTGGTGCATCTATTGATCAACTATCGGTTTCTGGTGTTACAACTTCAACTGGTGGATTTGTTGGCGATTTAACAGGTAATGCTGATACAGCAACAGCACTTGATACTGCTCGTGATTTTCAAGTTACTGGTGACGCTACTTCCGCAATTGTTTCATTTGATGGAACTTCAAACGTTGGTCTTGCAGTAACTTTAGCAACAGTTAATGGTAATATTGGAACATTTGGATCACAAACACAAGTTCCTATTATTACAGTTAATGCTAAAGGTCTTATTACTTCAGTATCGACAGCTGCAGTTGGAACTGCCCTAACGGTAACTGGTGACAGTGGATCTGAAACAATTAACCTTTTAACAGAAGCACTAGCAATCACTGGTGGTACAAATATCACTAGTACTGCTGCTTCAAATGGTATTGATATTGATCTAGATGATAATATTTCACTAATTAATGTTAAAGCTACAGGAATTGTTACATCTGGATCTTTTGTTGGTGACGGTGCTAGTGTTACTAACTTAACATATAGCAATATTACTGGAGTTCAAACTTCAGTTCGTAATGAGTTTTCTGCAACTTCAACCGATTTTGGCAGACTAACCTACAACTCAGCATCTGGTCAATTCAGTGTTGCTGGTGTTACTACCTCTGAGATTAGATCTCAATTTGCAGCTGCAGGAACCGATTTTTCTTCTCTTTCATATAATAGTGCATCGGGAACCTTTACTGTAACTGGTGTTACTACAGCGCAGATTAGAAATCAGTTCAACGCTGCAGGAACCGATTTTGCTTCTCTTGCTTATGATAATTCAACAGGAACCTTTACGGTAACTGGTATTACTACAGCGCAGATTAGAGATAGATTTTCTGCAACTTCAACCGATTTTGGCAGACTAACCTACAATTCAACATCAGGTCAGTTTAGTATTTCTGGTATTACAACAAGTGAAATTAGACAGCAATTCTCTGCTGCAGGAACCGATTTTGCTTCTCTTGCTTATGATAATTCAACAGGAACCTTTACGGTAACTGGTATTACTACAGCGCAAATTAGAAATCAATTCAGTGCTGGAACTGGCGTAAGTATTACTAATGGTCAAGTAAGCATTGGACAACCAGTTGCAACGACTGATAATGTTACATTTAGCAATGTAAAAGCAACTGGTATTGTAACTGCAACTTCATTTGCAACTGGTGCTTCTGGTCAAGCAATTGGCATTAATACTAATACAATTTCAGGTCCAGATACAATTACAATTGATCCTTCTGGTTTAGGTGATAACACAGGTACTGTTGTTATTAAAGGTGACTTACAAGTTGATGGTACAACAACGACAATCAACTCAACAACAGTAACAGTTGATGATTTAAATATTACTCTTGCTGATGGTG